AAAGCCTGACAGATTCAACATCTCTCGGTAGATGTCGTCTTTTAGTGGATGGTCGCCCAGACGATTCATGAACTCCATGACTTTTTCTTCGTTCTTTTTGGCAAATGCACGACGATACATGTCAGCTTCGTATGCATTGACACCGATCAGTTTCATGATGCGTTCTATGGCATCGTCTTCGCACACAATGGCACGTTCTTTGACACCGTCCGCAGTCCAGTCACGAAACCAGGCTGCTTTGCGTCGACCTTCCATGGCCACAGGCCGCACCAGGGCAGTGGCAAACACACAGTCTGCCACAGACGTGGGTTTTATGGCTCGGAACAATCGTCGCATGGCTGGGCTTTCGCCCTGGGTCACACCCAGCACATCGCCACGAGCCAGCAGGTCTGCTGTGGCTTCGTCTTTGGTGGGATACTCGTGTATCATGCGTGTAGGGTCAATTTCCATGAGCTGGCTCAAGCCACGATTGGCCAAGATGTCTACCTTGAGATGTTCAAGGTCTTCAACTTCGTTTTTGTCCAGCAAGATGAGATTGTCTTCGCGGAACAGGCTTTTGGGTAGCTGACGATCAAACACAATCACGCCACCACAGTGCTTGCTCAAGCAGCGAGTTTTGCCCATGAGCTTTTTCTCTATGCGGCGTGCTTCGGTTTCATCCACTCCCAGTTTCTTGTAGTCAATGTCTCGGGGCAAGCGTCCTCGGGCACCCAGTCTACGTGCTGCTTCACGACGTGCTGACTTTTCTTTGTATAACACATAGTTGGATATTCGGGCAGTGCGTCCAGGCCAAGCATCAAATATACGCTGCATGGCCAACTCTTGTTTGTGATGTGGCACATCAATGTCCACGTCAGGCAAGTCATCTCTCAGGGGGTTGAGAAAGCGAGCAAAAGGTATGTTCCACTCTATGGGATCCACATCAGTTATGCCCATGAGATAGCACACCAGGCTGGAGCCTGCTGAGCCACGAGTCATGTGGGGAATGTCTGAGTTGAGATCCAGCACACGCCGGATTTTGAGAAAATATTCTGTGAAGCGTTGAGCTACTATTACTTCAAATTCTTCTACTAGTCTGAGTTGGTATTGTTCTTGATCAGGACAAGGTCTGCGAAATTGTTTGAGTAGTGCTTCTATCTGTTCTAGTTCTGTCATAAAATGCCTTAGTATGTTGCCTTACTGAATATTTACAGATTGGCAACAGCTAGACAAAATTATGACGTCACGGCCTTGATCACAGCAAAATTGAACACTGGTTGTTCAGTGGTGGTACCAGCAGTGGTAGCAAATGTAATTCTAAAACTGCCTGCACTGACCGCAGTGACATTGATTCTATACAAGTCTGTGCCACTTTTTTGATTTACAACAATGGTGTCAGTGACTGCCACTCGGCTGTTGGTCACTGTAAAACTTTGCCAAGATGTAGTGCCAGCAGCAGATACTAGAGTGATAGCACCCGAATACGCATTGACAGTTACTCCAGTGGTACGAGATGTAATTTGTGTTACGGTACCACCAGCTCCAGTACCATAGCCCACCGCAGCCTGACCGCTGCCCAACAGCGGACGATTTAAATCAAACACAGTGACTGTGGTTCCGCCGTCAGCTGAGAAGAAACGGAACTGATAGGTGCCTGTGGCTGCAAATGTTATCACATTGCTGCTCAGCCCTTGCATGCCTGATGTGCCCAGGCTCACAGCAGCAGGCAAGGTCACTGTATAAGCTGTGTTGGTAATGTTGATGGCCAAGTCAATGCTGCCGGCTGTGCCCGAAGTGGGCCAATTTGAAAAAGCCAAGCTGATGCTGCCAGTGGTGCTGACATACTGATACTGACCAGCTGCATAATCTATGGCCACCGATCCAGAAGTAGTGGCAATTGGCACGTAAGTATAGCTAACGTCTTGTAATTTCACTGCATAAATGAGATTGTCATTCATGTTGTTGTCCAGTGACTGCCCAGTGATAGCTGACTTTACCACTGCTTTGGTTTGCAGCTCTGTGATTTCGTCCGCTGCAAATTGAAAATTGGTGCTGGTGTTGGTAAAGTTATCTCTAAACCCTTGAGTGTTGTTGGGTACCCCAGCCACTGGAAAATTTCCATCGATGTTGTTGGGGTTGATTTGACTGGTCATAGCTGATCCTTGATTTGTTATAGATATTTATTGCTAACCAAATTTCGCTAAATAATCCAAAGGTCCTTGAGCAAATGCAAAAGAAAACTCGAAGTCTGCTGGAAGAACTGGATTCTATGTATGTAGAACGTGACAGGCGCTTGATCATTGAAAACAGAGCTGCCCATGTGATAGAATCTGCTATTCGATTGTTGGAACAAATTGAAACGGAGTATAGTGCTGAACAAGCAGAAAATCTAACTCGTAAACTGCTCAATGCCATACGTCTCAAAGACAGTGGAAAATTTGCTAGATCGGTCAGGAGAGCTCATGCAGATTTATGAAATTACTCAACGTGGGGGCGTACAAGAAGCTTATGCTCCTGGCAGTGCTGGTGCACAAACAAGTTCTTTTTTAGGCGGAGTTGGTCGAGCACTGGCACAAAAAATGATTCCATCTGGTGGCAACACTGCTGCTCCGTTGAATAAAACTGTGGCTCCGGGTGCAGCTCAAGGTGCCGCAGCACAGCTATCTGCACCAGCTGTGGCCGCATTAGGCAAAGCACTACAAACACAGTGGTCAGACACACTGACCAATATCATGGCCACTGCTAGAAATCCGCAAACTGGCAAAGCAGGGGTTCAAAGCATCAAAGACGTTGAAAAACTGGAATTGCAACAGGCCTTGATCAGCCTGGTCAATGGCAATCTGCAACGCATCAGTGGTCGTCAAGTTTCGGACTATCAAGATGCTGCCAACTTGGTTGACAAAGATGCCAACCAAGGCAAACTGAGAGACATGGTAGCTGACATGAGCGCCAACATTGACAAAGCCATTGATGCCTTGTTGGTCACCGAACCCAGTCGTGCCAATGCAGTCAAACTTACTTCTTTCTGGAATACCATTGCTCAAAACAGCTATGGCATCAGCAACGAAGTAGAATTCAATCCTGTGGGCAGAACCACTGGAATTGGTCGCAGTGCATCAACTGATGAACTTTCTCAGGCAGCACAAAAAGCCGGTCTGACCACACAGCAGTTGGGGATCACTGCCAAAATTGCACCCACTCGTGATCAGGCATTGAACAACTTGCTGGCCAGTGTGGGTGCCCTACAGAACACTCCACAGACCGCAGCCGTGGCCGAGGGCAAAAAATGAGACTGTTAGAAGGTGGCAATGTTTTCAAAGATGCTGACGGAAAACCACTCACACAGCGCATCAATCAAAGTGACGTGGCACAGACTGTGCAGTGGTTAGAAAAAGCCACAGGCCTAGAATTTCCACGCGAACGCTGGATAGGCAGCACAGGTCGCACACCCACTTCAGGAGACCTTGATCTTGCAGTGGATACCACAAACATGACCAAAGATCAATTGGCAGTCAGACTCACACAGCTGGTTCAAAGTCATGGCGAAGATCCTAGACTTTGGGTGAAAAAGGCCGGCGAAGTACACTTTAGAACTCCTATCAACGGCAATCCCAACAATGGCTATGTGCAAACTGACTTTATGTTCATGCCAAATTTAGACTGGGGCACTTTTTATTATGGCGGCTCATCACCAGGATTCAAAGGCATGGTACGCAATGTTTTGTTGAGCTCAGTGGCCAAAGTTCTTGGGTTCAAAATTGGTCTCAATGGCATAATCAGCAGAACTACCAATGAGCCAGTGAAAGGTGGCCTGGATCCTGACTTTGTGGCCCAGGCATTGTTGGGACCCGGTGCGACCAGAGACAATCTCAAAACTGTGGAAAATATCTATGCAGCCCTGGCCAAAGATCCCAATCGTGACAACAAGCTCAAGGACTTTCGTGAATATCTGGCTCGTGAGGGTTTACAAGAGCCTGACTTGGTCAAAGAAAACAGCGATGTAAACTTTTTGGCCAAGCTGCGAGACAGAATTGTAAACCAAGGCATGCAGCCTTTGATAGAACACGAAAGTTCAAACCCTTATCGTATATACGAAGCACAGGACAGTGCGGACAACGTGGGTGGTCGAGCCAAAGGCATCGAACATCTTGAAGATCTGGTGTTTCGCAAAGGTTCTAGAGGAGTAGACGAAGCACTGGCCATAATTCAACAGTCAGCAGAGTCTCCACAAAAAACTACCAGTGTAAAATGGGACGGCAAGCCTGCTGTGATATTTGGACGCAAGCCTGCCACAGGTGAGTTTGTGCTCACTGATGGATCAGGCTTTGAAGCCAAGGGCTATGACGGCCTGGCCACCAGCCCCAAAATGATGGCACAGATTCAAAGCACTAGAAAAGGCGAGCGCGGCGAGTTGGTACAGATCTATGCTGATCTTTGGCCTCAACTGCAAGCAGCCATACCTGACAATTTTCGTGGCTATGTCAAAGGCGATCTGCTGTACTATCCTCAAAACCCTTGGGAAGAACAGGCTGGCAATCTGGTGTTCAAACCCAACACTGTGCAATATCGTATTCCAGTGAAAAGTGCGCTGGGACAAAAAATTGCCAACAGTACCACAGGCATTGCCATGCATACCATGTATGCTGATCAGGGCGAGCCGCGCCAGCCATTGAGCAGAGTATCATTCAATGAAGTGCCTGGGCTGCTGTTGATAGAACCTATCTACGGCAAAAACATTGTGCCACAAGACCCTACGCAGGCCAAAGCTCAGGCCGGCTTGATACAACAAATCAAGCAAATACGTCGCAGCAAAGGTGCTGCCATTGACACGCTGTTCAATCCTGCAGAGTTGCGAGCCATGCAAATCACCGACCTGGCCAAACTGTGTGTGGACTATATCAACTGGAGAATTGGCACAGGAAACTTTGATAATCTGTTGGCTGGATTTGGTCAGTGGCTTCAGTCCAAGGTCACACCACGCAAGTTTGCCAATATCATTGAATATCTAAAAAGTCCTGCTTCCAACACCGAAGGCCTGGCAGCAGCATTTACATTGTTTATACTGTTGCATGATTTGAAACTGGATATTCTGCGCAATCTTGACATTCAAGACCCTGGACACGAAGGTTGGGTCATGGCCACACCAGCTGGCTACGCCAAAGCAGTAAACCGCTTTGACTTTACGGCTAGAAATCGTGCTCAAAACAATCCACAACAGGCATAATTTTTACCAAAAGACTAAATAAGTGCAGGGTCAAAGACCCAATAACTTAAAGGAAAATCAAAATGGCTTTTTTCGCTCCTGTTAATGGTGATGCACAACCAGTATTTGCGCTAGACACGCAAAATGGTCCTATTGCACCTTCTACCAGCACTGGTGGTTCACCTGTGCAACCACAAGGTCCCAAGCTGGACTTTTATCGCTTTGTGGCCAACAACAGCATGGCCACTCAGTCTGGCGTGCAAGAATACGTTGCCAACGTGATCCAAGCGCTGCAACAAGTTTGTACAGTTGCCATGTACCAAGTTGATACCACTGCTCTGTCAGTGGCCATCTACCCAACTGGCACCTTTGCCAACGCTACTGTTGCTCTCAGCACAGCCAATATTACTTACACTGGCTTCCAGTTGAACAGTGCAACTGACGCTGGCTTCAAACTATCGACCTGATCTTAGGTGTATTGAACACAGCCCCAGACGTAAAAACTCTGGGGCTTTGTTTTGACTGTAAATAGCATGCAATGAAATATGTGTGTCGAACTCTTTTTGACTGCTCACCCACTGGTATTACAGGACATTTTCGCATAGGTCAAATTCCATTCCAAGACGGAATTGGCCAACGCATCACTGACATACACAGCTGGAATAGATCTAGAAATCAGCAACGTAATTTTGAAACTCTAATACAAATTATCAGTTTACGCAGTCAGCCAGAGCGTATTGAGATGCCTTATTGCGATCAAGGTACTTGGAGTTTTGACTTTGAAGTAGAAGCCGAGAGTACGTTTTTATTGGACGGCAATGCTGACCCGTTTGCTGCCTTGTATCAAGACTGTACTGGTGTGCCTATGTTGATTGGTCTAGACGAACGCAATGATGTTGAACCAATGCTGCAACCCAAAGAAAACATTTGGTTTGAAACGGTAAATAATTGACCATGGTAGATACCACAGACATCGAAAAGAAAAGCCTTGAAGCTCATGTTGAGCTTTGTGCTGAAAGATATCGAGCACTTGAATTGCAGTTTATCAACGTGCAAAAAGACATAGATGATGTCAAGACAGTGGTCAACGAAGTGCATCAGATTGTGCACAACATGGCAGAAAAACGCAACAGTCAGCTGATCAGCTGGGGGCTCGGCATCATAACCTTTTTAACCGGCGTTGTGGGGTGGCTGATTACTCAGTACGTATTGTAATGAATCAAGAACAAAAACTCGAACGCTGGGCCATACAAGAGCTTAAACTGACCATTGATCAAACCATTTTTGACGACAACGAAGGTGGGTGGGTTGCATTTGGTCGCTATCACATTACCCCCGCTGATGCTGTGTTTGATGTCTGGCACAATGATTCATTTATAGCATCTTTTGGCAGCAAAAGATCAGCGTTGTCTTGGTGCATTGCTGACAACAAAAATCAAATACACTTGGCGCAACAGATTAAAACACTGGATCAAAAAAAACAGTTGATAGAAAATGACATTGTGTGCCGCAGTGGCATGCGAAAACGCAGCAAGTCACCTGTGGCTCGAGAAATAATCAAAACCAAGCTTGAACCCAAAATTGCCTTGAATTCTGTGATCACAGCCGAACTTGAAAAATGTATATCATCGGCTAAATATATACAACTTAGAGGATTCTCAAATGAAACTGCAAGAACTAGCCACGCCTAAAAAGACCAAACTGATCACCAAGACTTTTGAAAGTTATTTTGGCTCGCGCATTGACGTTGATCGTCTCAGTGCAGCACAAACCAAAAAAATTCTTGGCAAGGTCAGAGGATTGCTGGGCGAGCACAAGGCCACCACTGCAAGACACACCAGTGAACGTAATCCTGCTTATCTCAAGCTCATGATGATGGAACAGGCTTTGGCTACCAAACTCAAAGAAATGGATGTGCCTGTGCCCACTGGATCAACTACCACAGGTCAAACCACAGCACAGGTCAAAGATCCCAAATTGGCTGCTGCACTGAAAAAAAGCGCAGCTGGTCAAACTCTCAGTCCCGACGAACAAAAACTAGTGGCTGGGGCTGCATTGATGAAAGCAGAATCTCGTTTGCGTAGTGCTTATCGCATGCTTAAAGAAAGCGAAGTGCAACAGGCTCAGGTTGTGTTGGCAGCACAAGACATGGTAGACAAGATGCAGAGTATGTTGGAAGACGCCAGTGAAATGCAATTCAAAGAATTGCCAGCCTTGGTAGACTCTATTAAAAATCAAGTTGGCAT